AACCTAATATCGAATCTAACAATTCAGACATTGATGCAGGAGAATATATCCATAAGGGTATTGCAAAGAGGTCTTTTAATTTAGGATGGAAAATTAGTCCTAAGTTTGATTTAACAAAAATTGATGCTAAAATGGAAAATGGACTACTGACTATTTCAGTACCTATTACCGAAGAAAGCAGACCAAAAACTATAAAAATTAAATAGGTTGTAGTTAACAATGAACTGGCCCGCAGGCTAATGGTTATATGAACATAAAAGATATATATTACAATGGAAATCAACCTTACTTAATTGTAAGAGTAATTAAAATGGAAGACTGTAATCCTAGAAGATTTGGAATTCCTAGAGATGATGAAGAATCTCACTATAAAGTACTACAAGTATGGAGAGACTATCATAATTGTGACCATGTATTGCGTAAAAATAATCACTTTATGTTATGTAGAACTATTAAAGATGCTGAAATTGTAGAATAATGTACTTTGAATCGATATTTATATATGACCGCTAGTATTTATATTAGCTGCTCTTTTGGACGTGGGTTCGATTCCCACCATCTCCACAAAGATTTAACAATAATATGGGGATGACTAGGTATTTGACAGAGAGATAAGGGTATAAAGAAGGTCAAACGCAATTAACTGGCGAACAAGTTGAAATGGCGATGGCTGCCTAATTAGGTACTCAAAGCAAACGGTAAAAAGAGGTCACGTCGTAAAAACCTCGGAGGTTGGAGGTAAAGTATAAAAAAGAGGGTATTAGGAAGCTCTACCCTCCTGTTATTCGCGTCTGAGACGTCGCAGATAGCTAAAAGAGCTCAGCTGGTGTGGGTGGTGGCATAAAGGAAATATTATATGTATGAATACAAGACATGGTTAATTGATGATATATTGGATCCAAACTCTGATTTTTGGAAAGTCGGAAGTAAAATGGATGTAGATAACCTATTGTCTCGTATTTCACCACTACAAACCAATAAATTATTTAGGGTACCAAAACAAGACCCTGTCATGGATAAGTTTTCGGAGTTTATTGATTTTTTCTCTTCACTATCTAAAAAAGCTGCAGAAGAATATATTGATTTTATAGAAGATAATGAATCAGATATCATGTCTGACCAAGTTTGGAGATTAGTAGATAAACAAGATAAGAGAGAACTATTTGAAAATGATGCAAATAAATTTGATGTTTGGTGGAGTACTTTACACCACTCTGAAGTTGAATATTATATGACAAGACTTGTTGAGAATCAAAGGTTAATAAAGCCCTCAGAAGTTTTAAGTTTTATTAAAAGGTTAAAAGTCATAGAAGAAAAGCAGCATTCACCTAGAAATATAAAATATTATCCTTTAGATGCAGGTAAATATCTCACTGTACAAATGATTGGTGATAAATTGGCAATAAGTAGTAGAGATGTTAAAAAGCTAGAAAGTGTAAAAGAGCTTCTAATATCTAGAGGTAATTTTTTTATAGAAGAACGTTGTAAAACAAGTCCACATGGAGACAAGATATACACATATTTATTTTTAACTAAAGGTGTATAGTTATATAAGGAGAACAATTATGAAATCAAAAAGACAAGTATCAAATTTATTAGAAAGAGCAAATCAACTAACATATAGTTTGGAGAATGCAGTTAGATCTAGAAAGGCTGACCAAGCATTTGTTGTAGAAAAACTCGTACAAATAAAAGAACTATTGAAAAAAGCAGAACATAATGTAAATTTAGAGTATGAAGGGTAAATTACTTCCATATATAATAGCCCTAGCTGCATTGGCAGTATCGGGTTCAGCTGCATTTTATTCAGTTTATGGACTGAGTAAACTATTTGCTGGCGCCAGTTTACAGGTTATTATTATGGCAGGTAGTCTTGAATTTGCAAAACTTGTAGTGGCTTCTCTATTGTATCAATATTGGGATACTATAAATAAAGCCCTTAGATTTTATTTAGGTATTGCATGTTTTGTCTTAATGGTAATTACTAGTGGCGGTATTTATGGTTTCCTATCTGGTGCCTATCAAGATACTGCAACTAAGTCTGAGTTATTAGACAAATCGTTGGCGATATTAGAACAAAAACAAATAAGATTTGAAGAGACAAAAGAAGACCTTAAAATAGAAAAGGCTGGTTTAACTAAGTCTATTTCTGATTTAAGAATATCTCTTTCTAATCCTGCACAAGTACAATATAT